AGATGTTCCTGTTTGATTTGTATCTGTAAGTTGTACTACAAAATAAGCAGCATCATATCCATCTACAGTAGAAGAAGTTTGAGTAACGTATTCGCCAATTACATTTACTGAAGGTGATGTGGTAGATGCTATTCCAGTTGGAGTGGATTGGAATCTTCCATGCTTTAGATCAATTGTTCCTTGTGCACCCAAACTACCAGTGGCTGCCATTGCAACTTGAATAGTATTAACTACCGCAGTTGTACCAATTCCAGCATGTGTTTGACTGGGGAACCAATCAACCTTTACATTAGCTCCATCAATATAAGCAGAATAAGTTCCAAGACCTGCTGATGCATCATCAGTATCTTCAACTTCAGTAAGTAAATTACCCCATTCAGAAATATCAACAGTAGTTCCATCATGAATAAGATTCATTTCTTCAAGTTCATATTCACCACCAGTTGATACTGAATTATCTCCAGTAATATTAACCAGTATCTTCGCAGAACGATAAGTAACACCAATACTTACAATAGTAGTTCCGGTTGTAGTTGCAGTAGCAACATTAGTGCTAGTAGAATCTATTCTAGTAACACCCAAACTTGTACTACCTACACTCAATAATTCATCATCTATATGGTAAGAAATAGCAGTAATATCATAATCATTTACTTTATAATCTAGTGGATACCAAAGCAATCTTCCCTTTGTTCCAAGGATATTTGCATCGAATGATCCCATATTATAAACGCTTTCTATCCTACCATATTGCTGAAGATAGATATCAGAATTATTATGAAGTAGATCAATAACTTGAAGTTGTCTGTGCTGGATATATCTTCTATCCTTAACAAAAACAAAATATTTTACTGCTCTTGCAGTAGCAAGGTCAAATTCAGCTGCGATACTCCATGCAGTTGCTCTTGGATTACTATTAAATTGACTTCCAATATCATCTATTGAAAGTACTCTATTACCAGTAGATTCGTCATAATCCATGAGAATTCTATTGGCAAATATTATTTCATCAGAAAGTACTCTTGTTCCAACATTTAAAGAATTCTCTTTTACTAAATCAAAATCATATACAGTATTTAAATTAGCAATTCCATATAAATCATTTACAATTTCATATGAAGTCTCTTCAGTAGATAAACCAACTCTCATTGAATTCTCATTCAATGAATCAACTTGCATATCAGAGAATTTTACATATCCTAAAGTATGATTTAAGGCACTAACAGCATCATCCCAAGTATCCATCGATATTTTGGATCTTAATGAATAGGAGAAATTTTGATAATACAAACTATCCTGTATTCTTTGAATATTCTTATTAAGAACACCGGAATCAGTTTCCCATCCTTTCTCTACCTGAGAATATGGACCCAATTTAAAATCAGAATCATATGATGTTATAGAAGAAGCAATTCCTTGAGTTTTTGATGTCTGACCAGAAATAACTTCATCAACTCCAAACTCGTCTCCAGAAGATATCTTCAATATTCCAAGTCTTTTGTTCCATTCTTCAACAGTACCACTGGCAGAATCTGATATAACAGTTTCTCCTTTTAGGAAATCACTTATACCCAATTTAACATCAAATATTGGGAAATATTTTTCAGGTATAATTCTTCCTACAGAATTAGACATATCAAATTGACCAGGAGTTACTTCTGGATTTAAATCCTTGTAATACTCATAAAGACTAAAAGTAACAATTCCAAGACCACCAATATTCTCATCAACTTCCGTTAACTCAAATAGTTTATAATTATATTCTGATGAATTATATCCCCTAGCAGTTGTACCAACACCAACACTAACATTTTCAATTAATACTTTATCACCAACTTCAAATGGGAAAGTTCCAGTAGTACTAAATCCAGTTGCTAAAGTAATAGATACATTTTTAGTAGTAGTATTAAATCCAACAGTATTAATTCCAACACCATTAGTATTATCCGTAGGAATAATAATCGGCGGAACATTACTAATTCCTTTAGATTCTTTGAGAATTGTTACATTTGAATCCCCAAGAGTATATTTAAGTTCAATATTCTTATCTAACTCTCTAGTTACCCCATCAAAAACTCTAAGTGTTGGAGCTACAGCGTATCCCCTTCCAACAGAACTTATCCCAATAGTAATAATACGTGCAAGCTCGTCTATGGTTATAATTTGAGGTAATGCAACACTTGGTCTAAGCGTATTATCTGAAGGGAAATTATATCCAATATTTTTAATTTTTGTTTTTATAATTTTTCCTATTGTTTTACTAGAAGCCTCAGCAACAACATTCTTACCATATCCAGATGTAACCGTAGAAATTCCTGGAAGAGAATAGTAATTTTCTCCACCATCAAATATTTTAAACTCTGATATAGGACCAAATGCACTAGGAGAAGAAGTTGTATATTTAAGAACAGAATCTGTTGAAATATAAGAAGCTCTTTCTGGAAGATCCGCTAAACTATAAGTAAAGGAATTGGTTGCACCAACAGAAATAGTGTGTTTTCCATTATAAACACTAGTTGTAACCTGAAATTCATTTCCAGAAATAACATCAGCATCTCTAGTAATTTGTTCTTTAACTGGAGGAAGGGTTCCTTCATATAATGGATCAAGAGTATAATAAAGATCTTGAGGTATATTCTCATTAACAGTTATTGTAACTGTCGCATCTGAATCTACTCCTGCATCACCTGATCTTGAAACATTAAAGTTTTTAGTAACTTTATCAGTATCCCATATTTTTATGAGATTACTATCACTATAGAAGTTTAATTTAAATGCAGGATAACTCGTTCCTTGACTAATATATCCTAAAGATGAATCAGAGACATCAAATATTGCATTTTGATTTTTATATACTTTTAATGGTGGATTTATTGGATTAATTGTTCCTGCCGAAAGACTAGTAATTCCAACAATAACTGGTTTAAGTAAAGTAGAATTATAAGAATTATCTGCTAACTTAATTGTATTTTCATCAATTTTAACAACATAATACATTCCATTATTTGAAAGACCACCACATGGAATAGATGCAGTATGAATAACTTTTTGTCCAGTTACTAAACCATGGTTTGTAATAGTAATTGCATTAGTTGTTGTATTTACTCCACCAGCAACAAAATCCTTTGGATCAACAATGATTACTCTATTATAATCATTATACTTAACAGTAAATGTTGTTGAAATATTTCCAGGACTTACATTAATATCAACAATATCATCACTCTCTAATCCATGACTACTACCCGTTGATACTGTTACCAAATTTCTGCTAATTTCTCCAGTAATTGGAGTGTAATTTGTTTTAAGACTATGCCAACTTCCTGTTCCGATTCCAGAGAAGAATAAAGTTGAAGAACTTCTAAATGTGGTTGCAATACCAACTATAGAATCACCTGCAGTATTCAATCCAACAACTACTGTAGCAATTCCAATTAAATCCTTACTGTGCTTATATGCATACAAAGTTTGTCCATCAGTTAATGTTGATATACCACCACCACTATTCTGAACATCAAGACCCGATCCTCTATTGGGAGAATACGTTAACTTATCTCCTGTTACTAATCCATGATCTTTAATCCAAATTGTTTTTGTTGGAATAAAGACTTGTGTTTCTCCAGCACCAATTGGATTTGGATATCCTGGTTGGGAATAGAATTGAATTGTTGTACCAATACCAACACCAGAAGCAGTTCCTAATGCCACTGATTCATTGGGATTAAAATAAATTTGAGTATTTACCTTACAATCATATGTTGTTTTAAATCCAGCATTTACAATTAACTTTCTTGGGTTTTCATAAAGAACTGTAGTTACTGTATGTGCTGCGCCTGTAGTACCTTCAACTGCTCTCAGAGCTCTAATTCTAGAAAATTCTGGTTCAATATTTAAAACTTGAATCTTTTCTGAATTTATAGTTAAAATATCATTTACTTTAATATGAGGATATTCAAGTCTTCCACTAACATTAAAATAAGTAACTATTCCAGTTTGTGGTAGTGTTCCAATACCAGTAGGAGTAGATCCAACACCAGTTAATGAGAAAGTATCAGTTGTAATTCCTACCTTATAATCACCACCTATTTTGGAAGATGTTGTAGATAATCCAGAAACTTTAATTAAATCACCTGTTTGGAATTGATGAGGTTTTGTAGACCAAAGAATATATTCACCTTTTTGAGTTCCAGGATATACTTCAACACCAGTTATACTACTTGTAGCAACACTTATATTACTTAATGCTTTACCTTCAATCCAGGAAACCTTAGCAGATGCTCTATTTCCTTGAGTATCTGTATTATCAAATACTACTTTATCTCCAACCTGATAAAGATCACCTGCTGTTGTAATTCCTATCTTATCAATAGTACCAGGACTTCCTGTTTTAACATCAACAGTTTGTTTTAAGTCATCAGGAATATAAACATATTGATATTCTAAATCACCCTCAACCAAATTATAGAAATAAGTATTTCTCGACCATTTAGAATCGTTTAATTGATATTGATCTTGATTAGAATAAGAACTAAAATTAAATTTATTTGGTGTAGACTTAAAATTCTCACCAACCATATAAGGGAATTTGGGTCTCTTATACCCAGCAAATGGACCTGCTGAATCTGCGTTTCCTTCTTCAATAGTTGCAAAATATGCATATGTCCCATTTGGATATTCTGGAGTTATACAAAATCTTCCATTGTTTATATCAAGAGTTTTTGGATCAGATACTTTAGTATAAGTAAAGTCTTCAATAAAGAATCCTACTGGGAAATTATTCTGAGGTGGTCTACTTGCCTTTAAATCAACACTATAACCAGACTTCATTTGTGCTACCACACCACCAGTCTGTGTAGAATATCCATAAGGTCCATAAATTGGATTTCCATCATATGCCCATCCAATTATTGGTGAATGATCTGTAGATGCGACTTCTAAACTATTAACTCTTTGTAAATCACTCTTTCCATATAAAGTTTTTCCTTCCTGATTAGTCCCATACATTGCCTCCCTAAGTTTACGGGGTGCATACAAATGAGCATATTGTAGTCCTCTACCTACATTAAAGTGATCAGCAATAATTCCATCATCAGTACTAAAATTATCAATATGTCTTTGGAATAAATTTAATCTCCAATTTTGAATATCTGCTCTAAATTCTGCTCCTTCACCAGGAACAAAAACACTAATGCTAGTATTTGCTGCAGTATACCCCTCACCCTTTTCAATTACTGTAATAGAAGAAATTGTACCATCTTCCAATACGGGAGTAAGTACTGCACCTTGTCCATCACCATTAATAACTAAATCTGGGGGAGAATTATATCTAGTTCCAGGAGCTTGAACTAATACTTCAATAATTGCTCCATCACTAATAATTGGTTTTAGTTGTGCACCAGATCCTGCAACTAAAGTAACATCAGGTTGTCTATCAAAATTAATAATCTCCGATGATCCATATCCAACTCCATTCTTAGAAAGATGTATAGAATCTATATGACCTCTAATAATAGGTTGAACTCTACATTCAAAAGTATCCCCGTTAATTGAAGAAATTCCAACTTTTCCTGTTATATTAACGGTAATTGGTTGATAGTTAAATGAATGAGTACCTACACCAATTGAGGTAAAATCAATATATTGTTTAGTATCATAGAAAAATGTTTTTACAGTAGATCCTGCTCCGATTTCTGATAATTTAAATCTATCTTTATTAATTGCAGTTAGATAATAATCAGATCCACTAGTAAGTCCACCAAGAGCAGTTCCTTCAGCAGTATATTGAACAATCTCACCAGACTTATATCCATGATTAGGAATTTGTACATAATTTATAGATGTATTAATTCCACTTCCCGCTTCTGTGGGTGTACTTCTCTGTTTATTCGCATAACCAGATCCACTATTAACTACATTAATATTATCAACTACATATTTCTTTCTAAATGCACTAAATGATTGTTTTCCAATACCATGCGCAGTTAAAGAAATAGTATTAATTCCAATAAGAGCATTTGCTTCTGTTGGATGGAGTTTTATTGTACTATTGTCTACACTTGAAATATAATACTGTGAATGTGTAGTAATTCCACCAATTTGAGTTTGACCATTGGTTTCATAAATTACTCTTTCAGCATTTCTAAATTTATGATAGGTATTAAACCCAATAGTATTATCTGTAAGACTAACCCAAGCAGAAAGTTGTCCTTGATGAATATTAGCATCCGCAAAGAAATCAACTGAATGATTAATCAGCTTCATATTTACATCAACAACTGCTCCAGAACCATTACCTCCACTAATAGTAATAGTAGGAGTTTCTTCATAATCAAAACCACTATCAAGAAGTCGTAGTTCAGATAAAGATCCTTCAACAGCAGTATATCCAGTAGCACCAGTTCCTACACTATCTTTAATATGTAAAAGTGGAGGATTAATTACATCATAATCTTCTCCAGGACTACTAACTTCAATTTCATTCAGTTGCCCAAACTTAATAACATCACCAGCTTTATAATTTAAAACTTGAACACCATTTACCAGTATTCCATTAAACCCTGGTTCTGTTTCTACTTCTTCTTCGTTATCATTTTTAGGAAGAGCAATTTCTCTTAAAAGATTTTGAGAACGTAAAGTTTTAAATCTAAAATCATACGGTTCTATTCTACTATTTGTTACTGTCTTCTCTTCTGTAAGAGTAATAAAAGTTTCATTAGAAATATTCGTTCTACTTGTTGCTAATTTTATTTTAGAATTATTAATTCGATATACAAAATAAAGACCTTCATCTATCAAAGAGGGTCCATCAATTATTCTAGTTTTTGCATTACCAAAAGAATCATAATAGTCTTCACTTAGTCTTTCCGGTGAATAATAAATGGCATCACCAGTATAAAATCCATGATCTTCAGTTAAAGGGTTAATTAAAAATTCTGATCCTATAAAAGTTCCAGAGAATGTAACTGTTTGACCATAAACATCAAGTGGTTGTGCATTATAGGATGGAATAGAGGATGATGCGACTAAGTAATCATCTCCTTTTTTATAAACATTTTGTACATTAGTAGAATAAATTGCAGAATCTGGGAAATTATTAGATTCTGTTTTTAAAATAAGTCTTTTAAGATGATAAGTATTTTCTGGTTGGGTAACAAGTTCTCCTTGACCTTTAATCTCAAGAGATTTATCGGAATTAACTTTAATTACAAGAGAAGTTTGCCTAACATCATTACCCAATATTACAGAACATCTATCACCTACAATAAAACAATGATCTTTATTTAAAGCAACTTGATAAGTCCAGTCATTACTATCAATGAGGCGAATAATCCTCATTTTATAAATTGGTGAAATATTATAGAACCAATTTTTTCCTTTAAAACTACCGTCAGAAACTCCTAAAGTTTTAATCTTTGCAGTATCATCTTTTCCATAATCTAATGCTTTTGGAGAAGGTTCAAATTTTTCTAAAACTGCACCAATTCTAACTTTAATAATTTTTGTATTATCTACAAAAGAAGATCCATAAACATAAGTATTAATTCCAACATTAGATGCATCTGCAATTGTTCCATTTATATTTGAACAATTAAAGAATTGAGTTAAACTTTTAGAAGTATAAGAAACAACTCCTACGGTTCCATCAGTATAATCACAATATAATTCCCCAGTTATTGGGAATCCTACTGTAGAATCAACATCAATATAAGTTGTACCAGCAGATACTTGTCCAATTACTTTGGTTTTTGAATGAGTTTTAAAATCACCATATATTGATCCATCAACTCTAACATCTCTATTATATCCAGCATCTATACTTAATTTGTAAAAAGTTTGACCTATGCCAGTATCTCCTGTATTAAGTGGTTCTACTGAAGTGATAGGAGCATACGCTTTAGTATAATCTCCATACTGATAAGCATTTTGGAATAAAGTAGATTGTTCAAGATCTACGGGATTTCCTTCCCCTTCAATTGATTCAACTACAAAATCTTTTGTAACTCTGTAATTGGCATTTGAAGGAGTAAAGAGAAAATCTCTTGGTTTTATAATTCTTACGTTTTCATTATATAAAGCTTTAAATAAAATTTCAAAAGATCTATCAGTACCTTTACTTAAATAAAAATCTTTTGCTTGCTTTATAAAAAGATCTTGATTTAAATCTTTATGTAATCCCCTATCCTCTAAACCAGGTAAAAGTTGATGTTTCGTTTTGAGTAGAAATTCTTTAAGGAATAAAGAACTTAAATTCTCTACCTTAGACCCCGCTGTATGCTCCGCAGAGGTGCTTGAATTAAACTCTAGTACATCTGGACTGTTTGATGTTTTATAAGAGGTTATACCGCAGAATCCGCGTACACAACCAGTAAAACATGTAGTTGCTGTTCCGGTATATGTAATAATCTCATTGTCAATTTTTAACAATCCATAGGAAGATGGAAAACCATCTGTTCCTGTTGGATTTGCTACCATATCAACAGGAATAACATCAGTAAATGCATCAACAACAGTAGATAGTCCAACTGCTTCTGTTAAATTAGTTTGTTCAGAAACTTTTATATACTGATCAATATTTTGAATTAAATCAATAGGTCCACCTTGATATTCCTGACCAAGATAATATTGCTTTAGAAACTCAGAGACTAAAGGAAACTCAGTCTTCGTAAAAGCAGGAAGCTGATTTTGAACTATGTTACTAAATTGTATTCTCTTTTCTGCCATCTTAAGATCTTACTAAGTTCCCGTTTGCATAACTTGAAGTAACGACATAATCAGATGCTGCTGGATCCAATCCCGAAGAGATTTCATCTACAACTGTTTCAAAAGTACTTGTACTTATATCTAGTTGCAAATACAAATCCTGTAATCCAATAACATCATTAGATGACGGACAGACTGATAATTCAATAATTGTTTGTCCGTCTTTTATTTTACCTGATATAACATTAATAGGATTAAGAGTTATAATCCCTTTTTCATAATTAATGACTCCAATATTTCTCCTAATAATAGTAGGTTCAGTTGATGATGGAGTAGGAACTGTAAATAGGAAAAGAGATCCATCAGTTCTATTTGTATTGGGAATATCAGAAATATATACATCTTCTGCAATTCCGCTTATTTTAAATGCAGAAGATTTAATATTATACCCATCCATACTGCGAATATGGAATTTATTACCAAAACCAATTGAATATTCAGCATAAGTATTTAATGCTGCTCTCAAATCCCTTCTCATAGAAATTGTAGTAATATTTGATGTTATCGCTTCACTACTTTGATCAATAATATTCAAAAACTTACTATATTTAAATCTTGCACCATACTTATTCATCTCAGATGATTCTGCATACTTATTAGCATTATTTTGAACTATACTAGACACTGAAGCTGCATTTACTGTCAAATTACTGTTAAAATAGATTTTTGAATCAACTTCAATATACAAATACTTCAAATCAAGGATTTCTGGAACAATTCCAGCAACTGCATACTTCTTCAACTTCATTCTAATGTTTTCTTTGATCAAATTAGGAAGAAAATCACCTGTTTTGGGTTTAATGCTAATAAAAACCTTCCCATATTGAGGTGGAATCAACTCTTCACCACCAAAAACGGAAATTGAGTCAGTTTCTGGGTAAATTTTCGCTGGAATTAACGTTTCATAGTCATTTGCGGTCAATGCACGGTTTTGAGAAGCATAAATTCGAGGTGCAAACTTCTTAATTGAGTCCACAGATTCAATAGTTTCACCACCTTTAGCAATAATATCAGTAGTTACCAAAGAAATGCCTGAAGTTACGGTATAACTGCTTCCATTTCTATCATATGAAAGAGTTCCTGCAAAATCAAAGGAATTAATTCCATTTGCACTATCTCCATTACATACAATATAAGTGGCAGTGATATAATTACCTTCTTCAAGTGCTTTTCCAAAAATACCATCACCAAATATTAATTGATACCTTTCATCCTCAACTTCCTGAAGATAATAAACCTTAGATTCTGAGTCAATATTAAAAAGACTATCTTGAACAGTATAGTTGGTTTCAGTAGTATCTTGTTCGTTTCCTCTTACAGTTACTTTAAGTTGAGTAGTATCAATACCTGAATTTGGTAAAATAAACTTTTGATTTGGGGTTCTAGCACTATATGTAAAGTTAGAAGTTAAAACAGATCCCTGATAAATGCTAATTTCGTTAAAAGAAGCAATTCCATCTCGTACAGGAACTGTAATATCACTTATAACTGAAAAAATAAACGATTGATTACCAAAAGAACCTGCAGTTGATGCAACAGGACCCGCACTTAAGGTTACTGAAGCAGGTGTTGGTACAATATCACTACAATCAACGAAAAAACTAATTGTTGCACTTGCTGCTTTTCTTGATTTTGGTAAATATCCAATATTTCGTGCTAAAGAAACTACATTTTCTCTTAAAGTTGCACTATCAATAAACACTTCATTAGATACCATGTTGGCATTATATGAAGTAATGTAGGTGTTATATGCTAAAAGATCAATAATCGATGAGATATTAGATCCCGCAAAATCATAATCGGTAAAAGTAGAGTTCGCCTTAAGATATTCTTGAAGCGATATTTTAACTTGATCAAAATCAAGATTGGAAAAATTGACTAACGGCATTTATCTTGTTGATTGCAAGGCGAATTGAAGTTCTTGTGGAGGAACATTTGCTCCTATAATGTCATATACTATAAGTACATCAAACTGATTGTTATCAAAATCAGGAAATACTTCTACATTAGTCAATTCAACCCTTGGTTCAAAGTTTTCAATTGATTGTCTAATTTCTTCTTCAATTTGGTTTGCTGTTATATCGTCAAGATTTTCAAAAAGTGACGCAGAAATCTGAGATCCAAAGTTTTCATCAAAAAATTTCTCTCCCGGAAGGGTAAATACGATATTTCTGACTGAACGTGCAATCGCATTTTCATTTTTAAGCCCAATAAGGTCATTATTCAGGGGATTTGCCTGAAAAGTCATACTAATATCCTTAAATCCAGGACTAACCCTTTCTAATGGCATTGAAATATAGAAATATTAGTTATTTATTAACTATTTTTACCTAAAATTCTGCAGTTGGTATCATATCGTCGTCATAATCAAGTCCTTCGTAAAAATCGTTATCATTTACCTTCTCATAAAGGTCATTTTGGACTTTTCTATCGCGTTTTTTGGGTGTTGCAGCGTCATTTGCGATTTCACGAAGCATTTTTTGATGTTGATCGTTGGCCAGATTGTCTAAAAAGTCGTTCATTGCCTTATTTTTCCGATATTTTCTATTTACACATAAAAAAAGAGCGAAAAATCGCCCTTTTTAATTATTTTCCTTGACCTCTTGGTCGTTTTTTAGCACTATTTCGAGAACTCGCGGCATATTTCGTATGTTTACCATGTCCTTGACGAGTTTTTTTGGGAATTGTCTCTACAAATTGAGATGAACCCCATGCTCCTTGCTTAGTTTTAACCGGCATCGATAATTTCCTCCATAGTTAAGTCTTGTGGGTTAAATGGCCATGCATAAGGGTCTTCTTCTGCGGCATAAAACTTCTCTGCATAGTCCTCTAATTTGTCTGCTGCCTCTTCAGCAGTCAATCTACTGTGTAAAATGTCAGTTTTAAACTTAATATTGTATAGTATAGTCATGTGTGAGGATTATACTTGTACATAAGGTATATAAAAACGATAAACGCAATAACAAATAGTGCGCCAACAGAATAGATCATAATAAATCAAGTTCTTGAAGTTTTTTCTTTACCGAGTCACGAGTCGCACGGACCCGGTAGTCAACTTTATCTCTCCGAGAGAGTTCGCTGAGGTTCTCTGATATTTCATACCAAAGTTGCTCATCTGTTTTATGTGAAAACACAGGTTTACTTCCAAAAAGTCCCATTGTTATAGTAATTTTACTTTATCATATAGTGAAACCACTTCATTACTAGGATCAGGTATATGAGAAAGAATGTCTCGTAGTGCCACTACTTCTTCTGCAGTAAGGGTTAAACCCCTATTAGTAGTAGAAGGTTTAATTGGTGGTCGATAGTTACTACCGATTGCTGGATACGGATCTGCCATGGTTTTAAATAATACGAGTTTTTTCGTGACCTACCCTAATCCGAGGATCGCACCAGATTGGGAACCCACCTTCTATTGCATCTAAACAGAATGATACGTCTTCTCCACACATATCTTGAACATCGCCCGATTCAAAGACTTGCATCTTTGGAGCAAACCAAGGATATGAGATAGCATCAGACTCAAAAACACCCTTCTTAATCAATAACCAACCAAAACCAGTGTAGTCTACTGTAAAAGGTTTCCTACGCTTACTCATGGTCTCAACGGTTTCATGATTCATAACACCACCGTTCTTACGGAAGTCTTCTTCATCCAACCAGTGTGCCACAGAGGTTGTACTACCATCTTCAGTGGCATACCATCCGGCAGCAATTGAACGGTTCTTTAATACTTCCTCATTAGGTGTTCCATCTTCATTAACTGACTCTGCAGGAACTGCCACATCACATAACTGCCAAAACTTGTTAGAGTCAAAGACAATATCTGAGTCGATCCACAGTTGATAATCATACTTTAATTTACCGTCCCAAGGTATCTGATTAGGACCTCTCAATACATTAGCACCTAAACACTTACATCGTGCAAAGTTAACCATTGATGAATAGTCCTGGGATATCTGGATAGACATACCATTCTG